CGTTTACCTCCCATAGGGAGTCGACTGGTGTCCGTAAGGCACTCGATGCTCTCGTAGAGCCGCACGCAGACGTGGCTGTCTGTATCGCTAGTGCGAGCTTCGCGCGGACGCGCGACACTGTAACGCCCTTAAACCGTCCGGTTAAGGGCCGGTCGCGGAAGGAGGCGGCCCATCGTGACCGCAGTATTGCCGCAATCAGAGGGAGATCTCAAACTTGAGACGCGGGCTGGGGTTGATCACCTTGGCGAGATCCGCTGCAACCAAAAAACAAAGGTTGCACTCCGAAACCTAGGACGTCAAGTGGTAGAAGTGGCAATCGATCGAGGGATCGAATCAATCCTGGTGCCGCGCTATCCAGACACCCTGGATTACGGGAGGGATAACCGTAGTGTCACGGACCCTCAATGGGTGGAAAAGGGACTTGAAAGATACGGGTGTCCCATCCACTCCAATCCCGGCGTTCTCAGATCAGGTGGGAACGCATCGTCCAGAACCAGACTCGAGCTCTGCTCATGTAAAGGAGGAGCTTCTCGCCCAGTTTACGTCTCTACCTGGCGAGCCCGTCGCAATCACGAACTTCGATCGGCGGACTCAGCTACTCGTCGCGTGGGCTCTCGCAACTGGAGAGCTGCCAATGGAGATGGATGCGTTGGAGATAATTCCAAGGATCGAACTCCAGTCTGGCAGTCCGTTCACTACAGACGAGCAGTCTCTGCAGCGCTTAGTACTGCAGGTGACCAGACCGGAGCACGACAGCCTTATAGCGTGGTGGAAGTGGTGGAAAATCATATCCACAATAGCCATTACGCTGGGTATCCTTACCTCAGTCGCAATAAAGATGCGCTGGATAGTGCCCTCAGGGATGTGGAAGCTATCACCGCTGGGAAGCGGAGCTTTCACCCTTACCTGGCTGGCCGTCGGGTTCAGTTTGGCAACGCTGGGCCAAAAACTCGGCTCGTATGGATGGCGTCGCTCTCTACGACTATTGTGGGGACGCGTTTCTCGAAACGCGTTAGCGAAGCGATGGCGAAACAACGTCCATTCGTCTGGGGACTCAGAGACATGGACAAAGGGGCGCTCATCTCGGAACTCGAATCGAGATTCCGCTACATCTACTGCTTCGACTTCTCAGGGTTCGACTCGTCGATCTCGTCGGAGATGATAGATGATGCCTTTGGCATCGCAAAGACGCACCTTAGTCTCAGCGTAGAAGATGAGGATCTCTGGAAAAGGTACATATCGGACTTCATCCACTCGAGGCTATTAAGCCACACAGGTGAAGTCTATCGTGTTCACAGGGGTGTGCCGTCAGGTAGTGCTTTCACTAGCATTATTGACAGCATTGTTAACCTGATCGCGATTAACTACGCGTGGTCAAAGGTTACTGGACACGCCCCAAACCAGGATAGAATGCTCATTCTCGGTGACGACGCTGTTATAGCGAGCGACGTTCGCATCGATGTCGGCGAGCTAGCATCAGCCTTCTCAGATCTGGGCCTCACTCTTGGGGTCGGCGCTGGAAAAACGTCTGTGGTTGACACCCACAACAGTAGAGATGGTTACGCTAACCTGGTGCACTTTCTCGGGAGGTACTGGCGCAACGGAGAACCAGTGCGACCGGTATTTGAGTTGCTTCAAAGGATGATATTACCTGAGAGGCATAAGGCGCGTACGAGACAAGAATCTATACTTAGGTTCTACTCGTATCTGTCAGACTGTAAAGAGGCGTTCTACGTCTTTAGACAGGTATACTCTGAACCGGATCCCGTACAAGCGTTCCTGCATGCACTTAGGGACGCTGGTGAACACGAGATACCTCTGGACGACCTTCCAGGTTCACTTAGGTTTAAGGTCGCTGTTGAGGGCGATGACG